CTGGTCGAGGAATGCGGCGCCACTCAGATCGCCCGTCGTCGCCGCCTGCAGCATCGCACCGCGGTTCTTTTCATCGTAGTCGTGTGCAGCCTTTGGAGCGCTCACACCGGCCTGCGCGAGAAGCGCATCGCGCGTATCTTCGATGGACTTCTGGTACTTGCGCTGCGCCTCAGTCTGCTGCGTCAGATAGACCGCATCCTTCGCTGCGTTATCCTGCCGGACCTTGGCGATTTTCGTGTCGACCTCACCGATCTCCTGCGTGATCTTGATCCGTTCGTCGAGCGGCGCTTTCCAGTACGCATCCTGCAGCGTTTTCTTCTCCTGCTCGTAGGCCGCGATCTGCTTCTGCGCGGCATCATCGGCCGCTGTGATTTCTGCCGTGTAGAAAGTCTGGTCGGAAATCAAAGTGGCTTTGTGCAGCGCCTGCAACTGGTCGTCCGCAGCCTTGTACGCCGACTGGATCAGGTCCAGCCCGTTTTTGGTCGTCTGCAAGGCAGCGTCCAGCATGCTCTTGCGGATCCTGTTTGCTTCGGACTGCCCCGAATGATCGCTGTACTGCTTGCGCAGATAAGCCTCATCAGCCGCCTGCTGCTGCCTCGAAACCGGACTGTTCGGATTGGCCTTGTTGTAGTCCGCGACCTTTTTGCGATAGTCATCCAGCGCCTGGCTGACGCGGCTAATGCCTTTTTCCTCGTCCTGCAGCTTTTTCAGGAAGTCAGACGCGGCAATGCCGGCCTGTTGTGTTTGTGCCTGCTGCGACTTCTCCGTCGCTGCATCCTGGGCACGCAAAGCATCACGATTTAGCGATTCAAGTCTCGCCTGAGCCGCCTGAAGCTGCGGTTGCAGCAGATCGGCATTCATCTGGCCGCTGGGTGCATTCAACGCGTTTTGCAACCGCTGCACCTCCGCCGTCGCGCTTGCGATCTGCTCGGCAGCCGTCTCCGCGCGACCGATAGATTTCATCCATTCCCATGCGCCACTGACGGCATTGCCAACTTTTCGCCACGCGGTTTCCAGCAACCCCAGATTCTTGAGCGATTCGTTGCGCAGCTGGTCGTCGAGCGCTTTCGCGACAACCAGCATTGCACCCTGCTTGTCGCCCGCGTCTTCGAGCTGCCGGATGTAATCGTATTGCGCCGTCGTGATGAAGTGCATGCTCTGGTTATGCTGCTCGGCCCACTTCGCGACGCCCTCGGGCATTCTGGCGTAATCCTTCGCGATGTCGTCGAGCTTCTCACCGGTCAGGTCGTGCATGCGCACAACGTCTTCACCAAGCACTTCGAGCGACTGTCCCGTGATCTGACCCGTGGAGACCAATGCCTGAAGGCCGGCGCGTGCGGTCCCGAAGCCGTCTCCGGTGCCGGCAGAGATCTGCTGCGCAAGCGCTGCGAAACTGCTCGCCGTCAACCCTGCATAGTTGCCCGTGACCTGCAGCGACTTGCTTAGCGTCTCCGCCTCTTCGTGGCCCTTGTATGCCGCTACCGCGAACAGGCCAAGCCCCGCGACCACGGCCCCCACTGCGAGCCCGACTGGACTCAGAATGAACCTGAATGCGTCGATCTGTTCGCCGAACACCATCAGCGAGCCGCCGAAGTTCTTGAAATTGCCGGTTGCGAGCTCGTGCGCCATGACGAGCAGCTCCCGCCGCGCACCGGCCGTATGCGCGCCAATCTTGTCCATGCCGGCGGCACCGTCCGCACCCGCCTTCCCGACGGTTGAGCCCATTGCCTGAGCATCTGATTTGATGCCACGCGCACCCGCCTGGTAAGACGACGGGTCCATCGTGATCTGCACGACCAGCTGGCCGAGCGACCCACTTGTTCCAGCCATATCGATCCACCAATAAAAAAGCCCCTCAACGAGGGGCGTCTGCAGACAGGGCTATTCAGGCAGCAACGCATCGAGTGCGGCTTCTTCCATCACCCTGAGTTTCTGAAATATCGCGGCGCGGCGTTTCGGCTTGATATCCATCATCCGAAATACAGGTTCAATCACCGCGTAATCGAGGCCGGTATGGACAATTCGGGCTTTGGTCATCGTCGAGATGCCGACCGCACGCCATTGGGTCGACAGTGCAAGGAACACCTGAACGGCCAGCCAGTTCTCCGGATAGACCTCAAAGTCGGTATCAGCCTGCTGCTCGCGCGCCCGCGCAACGTCCTCAGGTCGCGCACCGAACGCGGCGAGCGCCGCAGCGACACCGGAATCGACCCGGCCGTCGTCGACCGCCGCACCAGCCCACCGCCGCGCCGCGTCAATCAGTTTTTTCGCGTGGCTCCCGAATTGCCCTGCATGAACGCGTCCCACAGGCCAACAATCGCGTGTGGAATCTGCAGGAGTGCAGCGCGATATTCAGGCGTAAAAGGCAGGTCGGCGCCGTCGCCGTCCTTCAGGCCGAACCAACCTACCAGCAATTCTTCCAGCGCCTCATACGTCGGCTTGTTTTCCAGCATCAGCCCGACGACTTCCTCGCGCTTCAGGCGCTTGAATTCCGCGACAAACTCATATGCTTCGTATCTGCCATCTGCGGAGTTGCCAGGTTCGACGACCTGCACGACTTCAGTGAAAGTCGCTTTCTTTGCGAGTACGTATGGCATTCGAATCCTCAATTGAAAACGGGCCGCACATGGCGGCCCGCGTCGTTGAATAGCAAAGTTACTTTACGGTGATAATGAGCTCGTCGTTGCCGGCGTCCGGCGTGACTGTGAGCGTCGCATCGAGCATGACCTTGTTGTCCTGATCCGTGTACGACGGGTCGGTCAGTTGCACCTTGGGCGCATCGAGCTGGACGATGTTGCCGGCACCGACACCGTGCGTGATCGTCAGCGCACCGAGCAGCGCGTCCCTGGCGGAGGTCCACCAGTCCTTGTCCGCGACCGAGCCGAGCTGCATGGTGATCTTGCCCGTCGGCTTCCGGTCCGTGACTTCCGCCCGCTCGTAACCGATCAGTTGCGACCAGTTCAGCGTATTGGCGATGTCGAGCGACAACGCCTGCAGCGGGCCGCTATACGCATGCATCTGCCACGTCGTGAACTGCGTGCTCGCGATCTTCGGCACCAGGAATTTCGAGAAGTCCGTGCCGGCCGGGATCGGCGAGTCGGTCACCGGGTTATAGACGCCCATGAAGTGGAATTTCAGCTTCGGGATCTGCTTGACCGTAAAGTCCCACGACACGGTGCCGTATGCATCGGTGAGCTTATGCAGGAGACCGTCGAGGTAGTAATACAGCGTCAACGGCGTGGTCGGCTGCACACTGACCGGCGCATAGACAACGCTGGTGTCTGCCGTGACCGTTTCGGAGAAATAGCATGGAACCAGCAGCCGCCCCCATGCCGGCGGCGTACCCGCGACGCCCGAGGCGGCCACTTCGATCTCGAAGTCGAGCTCGGCGTGACAGCCGGCCGTGAGCTGCTGGTCGTTGCCGAAGAACGGGCGGATCGTGTCGCGCGATACATAGTCGGCCGCGACCGGCTTGGCGCTGATGTTGCTCACCAGCATCGCATCGTCGGCAGATGTCGGTACGGCCGGCGTGCCGATTGCGACCTGCAATGCCGCCAGCACGACGGAATTCTTCATTGATTTGGACCCGGCCATATCAACTCCTCTAGATTGGTAGGTGACGCGGCGACCGCGATGTCAGGCGATCAGGCTGTCGGTGTTCGTTTGATACAGAATCGTGTAGTGCAACGTCACGACACCGACGCCGCCCTCAATCTCCGCAGTCTCCGGTTCGTCGGTCGTTTCCTCATTGACGCCGACCACACCGTCAGCGTCGAAATGCATAAGGATCGGATGAGCAAACTCGAACAGTTCGTCGGCGGCCCGGTCCGGAGCTGGGTCGCGAACGACCGCTGTCAGCATCAGGGCACACGATCGGTTCGTCCGACCGATATTCGAGTCGGCAACCACATCGCGCCCACGATGCACAACAAGCGCCGGAGACTCTCCGCTGTCGATTGCCTCCGCGATCGACCGTTTGAGTGTCGTGCCGAGCGCCTGCAGACCGGGGTCTGCCTCGAGCAAACTCATCAGGGCAGCGACATAGGATTCGCGGCGCGTGGTCATTTCAACGCCTCCAGATCGGCCACGCTGAAGAAGCCGTCGTCTTTACGACGCGGCGGTCGTCGCACGCGGTAACGAACCGATCCGATCGTGAGCGTCGAATCACGGCGCAGGTCCGGCAGGTCAGCACTCTGGTACTCGATCTGATAGTCAGTCACCGTGACCTGACCGTCGAGCTGCAGTTCGTCCGGCGACATGAATCCAACCTGGACGTCCCGCGTCGAGCCATCGCCCAACGCGAGCGTCGCGGTCTTCAGCATGCCAGCGGCTGCGAACGCACCCCAGAACACACCCGGATCAAAATCGCCTACAGCCACAGTCGCACGCGCGCGGTTGCATCGGCTGCAGCCTTCGGCGCGGCGAAGTGACCGACCGGATCGTTCTCTGCTGCCGTCGCTGTGACAACGCCGGTTGCCGGATCCAGATACGCGCGGTCGCCAACGACTGCGGCACCATTGGTCGCGCTCGGGAACTCGTACACACCGCCGGTGTTGTACTCACCCTCTACGTTGGCAGCATAGGTGCCCGACGCGACGGCCGGCAGCTTGCCATTGCCGAGCAGCACCAGCTGGCCGGAGGTGACCGCTGCCGCCAGCGTGGCCGTGAGTGTGCGACCCTTTTGAATGAAGTTATCCATAGATCAGTTCCTTCTGAAGTTGAAATAGACTGAACTGCACCGGCACGAGGCCGGCGCACGTGCGGGGTTACTGGCCCGGATTCCTGAACAGGCCGCGATAGTCGATTGCCTTCGCAGCGAAATCGAGCCGCGCCTTGACCTTCAGGCCGTCGACGTCGAAATCCAGGTCCTGCTCCGTGTACAAGCCCTGCTCGCCTTCGAGGTAGCAGAATTCGACCGTGTCGATCGCGGACGGATCGGCGGCCAGATACCAGCTCGACGCGCTGACCGCATCCAGACGAGGCTCGACGATCGGCGTGAGCGTGTTGAAGAACGGGTTTTGCTGCGTGGCTTGATTCGGCGTGTACTGATTGCTGGTGTACTGACCCGCGATCGTTTCGAGCGCAGCCGGCACAAGCAGGAACTTCGGCGCAGTATTGAGCGGTGTACCGTCGCCCGGCGCTTTCTGCACGCGCATCGCTGTACGGCCCGCCGTCAGCGTGTCGATCGAGATCGCACCGCCCGCGCCGAGGTTCGCATGCTGGGCATGAAACAGCGTCTTGCCGTCCGACATCGCGGGGTTGGCGGTCAGGCAGCCGTAGACGACATCGGATTCGAGGTTTGCAGCAGCGCGGCCGAAATAAAGCGGCACGCGTTGCAGCGCAGAAAGATCGTCGTTGATGATCATCTGGCGCGTGAAGTTGATGATCTTGCCGTACGAGCCGAGCTGGATCACTTCGCCGCTATCGGTCAGCTTGCCGTACTTGTATTCGCCGGTCTCGTTGATCTTTTCCAGCTTCAGGGCACCGTCGACCTGCACGCGCGTTGCCGGACGGAAGTCCGTCAGCGAGCCCTGCCGTGCCCAGCTCGTGAAGGACCGCGGCGCCGCCGAATAGGCGTCGCGCAGCGTCCGGTTAATCACATTGCCGAAGACGATCGGGAGATCCGACGTCGAGGTGTATCCCCCACGGCCCGTCATACCAAGCGCCATGCCAGCCAGCTGGCGAAGGTCCATGCCACGCGTGTCGACGCCAGCCCCTTCCAGCGCCTCGCGGCACATTTCCCGCAGCGTCATGCCGCGATACTGGCGGGCCGCATCGTTCAGCTCATGACGTGGGTTCACGCGATGCATCACCGCGTCCGTCATCGCCGCGCGGCGAACATCGGTCTCGTCGGTCACGGTGACGATGTTGGCGGCGCCACGCTGGGGATTGGCCGCCGAACGC